CTATTAGTCTTGCAGGGCCACTAGAAACATTTCCTGTAGCAGTTACTTTAGCCGATCTATAGTTAATCATAACTTACTCCTTACGCAGGTATGTCTCCAGCAAGTGCTATTGAATTATTTTGTAAATATTTCACAGTTACTGTTGCATTACCTGTTGTTGCATCGCCATTAGCTCCTGTAAAATCAGCTAAAACCTGAATATCAGTTGTGCCAACATTGGAAGCTTCTGTATCAAGAGTACCATAAGTAGTACCTAGTGCTTTAACATTTGCAGCATCAATAAAAGCATTGCCATCCGCCACTGTTCCTACTGAAACAGTTGCAGCACCGCCATCATTATTTACTGTTGATACATTCAATATCACATCAGTGATTTGTGAGTTTGCAGGAATTGTTGCTATCACTTGATTTAAGTGAGAAGCACCAATGATATCAGCATATGCTGATTGCCCCATTACAACAAAACCTGTGTTCTTAACATCTGTACCAATGGTAATGCCTGTTGTATCTTTAATTGTTCCGGCTTTAACTGGTCCAGAAAATGTAGTTGTTCCCATGTCTATCTCCTTTTGTTAATAGTCCCCGAAGGGTCATAGGGTTAATAAAGTTTTATTCTGACATAAAAAAAGGGCGGAGTCAAAGACAACCGCCCCTCTTAAGTTTGTTATAAAGTATTATGCACCAGATGTACCAAATACACAACGTGGATCTGAGAAACCAAATGAGTATCTCTCTCTTGCTTTGTATCTGATATTGCCTGTATCAAAGTCGCCTTCCATAGTTGTGGATAACGGAGTTCTTGTAAAGTGTTTGAATCCGTTTGGAGCGTCAGTTTTGATATAGAATGCATCAGCATCATTTAAGTAATGATTTACAGTGTAACCCTGTGGAATCACTCCCATGTTTCTGATTGCATTGATGTCATTATCAGCTGTTGCTGTTCTTAGTGTTGACTCCATTAATCTGTTAGCTGTGAACTGTAGCTGTCTTGGAATGATAAGTTTCATACCTTGAATAGCTGTTCTTAAGCCTCTCTCATCTCTGAAATCAGCGATGTCGATTAATGACTGCTCAAGTGATGTTTCGTTCAAATCAGCATCTGTTGCTAATCTGTTTACTAAAAAACCACCTGATTGTAGTGGGTGCTCAGTGTTGATGAGTGATACACCATCACCACCAGGATTTGTTCCTGCAGCGCCTGCGCCAGCAAAAGCGTTGTTAAGAACTGCGGCAGCTTTAACTTGCTTTGTGTTTGACATTGAACGAGCAAGTGCTCTTGTGTATCTCGCAGCGAGTCTGTCGTAAAGGTTATCCTCTACAGCTTCCTCTGTGATTGAGAATGCAAGTGCAATTGTTTCGTGTGTATAACGAGCTGTGAAAGTTTCGTTAGCTGTGTCAAACGATACTGCTCCACCTTCTGATTTAGTTGGTGCAGAACCGAAACCTGCTAACATTACTTCTTCTTCAAATGCTCTGTCAGATGACTCTGCATCAAAGATTTCAGCATGCTCATTATCGTAACGTGAATATTCCAAGCCGAACAGGGCGTTCAAACCTGGCTCTAACTCTTTAACGAGTTGACTTCTAGATATAGCCATAGTTTAACCTCCTATATGCCTGTAGTATCAGTTAATGAGTGTAGGTTGATTTTGACAAGAATGTTAGCGTTAGCTAATGAAAAATCATTATTGTCTGGATCTGTAGATAGACCTACTACTCTAAAATTACCGCCTGCGTTGGTTGTAAAAGTGCTACCGTCAATCTTAACAGAAGATACACCTGATATGGTGGATCCTGCTGCGTAAGTTGCGATATTACAGTTTGTGCCAACTTGGGCCTGTGCTGCATTAGCGTCATCACATTTTACTTCGAAAACCGCATCTGGGTTGTCGATGACGAATGCCTTTATATTGTCTGCAGCGATGCTTCCTGGATAGTGATTGCTGAAGGTTGGTTTGCTAGTTGTTGGGTCAACATACTCACAACCATTAAACACACCCAGAAGCTCTGCGCCAGCAGTTGATCCGATATCAATAGCACCATTCGCTACTAATATAACTGGATCACCTTGAAAGATTGCGGATGCCTCGTTGTTACCAATCGTATACTCAGTTTGACCAGTAGTATTATAACCACTGCCGAGCATTCTACTTGGTCGGAATCCGAAACCTGAACTTAAGTTTGCCATTTTATTACTCCTTAAAGTATTTGTTATTAGTAAGCGTTACATTTAGGTCGATTAAAAATTATTCACTTTTCTTCGAGCCACCGAACGTAACTTTAGTTTGTCGCTCGGGCTTATTAATTGGCATTGAAGGGTGTTGCTCCTTTAGAAGATCGTTATCAACAGCTTCCTGCTGACGTTCTGTTTGGTCGGAGTAGTATTGATCTCTCTCCGCTGCGATCTCTAATGGCACCTTTGCCAATAATAATCCTCCCACTGAAACAACTCCTTTGTGTCTTCCTTCAGACTCGGTAGGAAAATCAAAATCAGGATATTCGTCGGCTCTGACAAGTTCATAGCCTTGTCTAATTCGACCGATAACATTTTTGTTATCTTCAAATCCTCTTACTGATTCCCTAATCCATCTGAATTTAAAACCTTCAGGCGGTGTCGGTGTTTCAAGCGAGCTTGGTGGTTGCCAGTTTTTTTTGCGTGCTTCTTTATCCCTTGTGGATGCAGATCTAGGTGTTTTATTTATCATAACGTTACCTCCTCTGTAACTTTAGTTTTTCCGACGCATATTGCTCGTTGGAAAGACCAAGTCGTTTAGCGATAGCCGCTTCTGTACTTGACAACTTAACTACGTTGCGTCCTGTGCCTCTGTTTCGATGTGCGCTTGCAACGGTCTGGACGGGCTGTTGCTTTGCGGGTTCTTCGGTTGAAGAATCTTGTTCAAACTTATGCGGGAGATTATCTCGCATACGTTTATCAATCTCAGTATAGTAGTAATCTGTTCTTGGATCAACACCTTGATTGACTAAATCTTCATGAATCGCATATGCGACGTTTGTCATGACTTTATCTGAACCAAACCATTCATTATTTGCTGCCCAAGACTCAGCTTTGGGGTCTTTAACGGTAGGTTGTGATTGAGATTGAGGTATTTCTACCTGTTTTTCTTGCTTAGGAGCGGTTACTTTAGCCTCTTCTTGAGCTTTTATTTGCTCATAACGAGTTTGCTCTGCACCTAATTTTCCTATTTCTAGTTGTGCTGAGGCCATAGCGTCTGAATCCTGGTCTTCCACTGCCTTTTTAAGCTTTGCTTTTGCAGCTTCCATAGACCCGGTTAGTCGCCCGCCCATTTCATTGACATAACCACTATTAATTTTAGAGAGTTCTTCTTGAACTTTATCTCTTTCATCTTTAATAGCTTGAGCAATTTTTATTGCTTCTTCTTCACGTCGTCTTGATTCACCTAATTGGTAAGCATATTCATCAAATCGTTTCTGAACGGACTTACTATAGTTTTGTTTTGAATCTTCTTTAGGTTCTTCCTCAGTTTTTACTTCTTCTTGCTTTGGTTTCTCTTCAACAGTCTCTTCCTGTACTTCTTCTACCTCAGCCTCGAAGGTTTTATTATCTTGAGGAATCTCAATTTCCTTTTCTTCTGTAGGTGCAGCAACATCTTCACTCTCTACCTCGACAGAATACTCAGCTTTTTGCTTTTTTTCAGATTGAGCCTGAAGCTCAGCAACTTGTCTATCTACTTCGTTCATGTGTATACTCCTAAAATATCTTCAGGACTTTCAACGGTCCCTAAAATTTCATCATCATTTAAAATCCTAAGCTCGCCACCCTCAATTTTAATTCGAGAGCCTGCGTATCTTGCTATGATTACCCAATCACCTTTTTTACACCAAGGTCCATGTGGAAATTTATCCTTGTCTGCATAGGCATCAGGTCCAGTTTCTAGGACTAAAGCACAAACAGAAGCAATCTGTTGCTCTTCTACGGCTTTATCTGTTAATAAGACACCACCTTTAGTTTTTCCTACACCTTTATATGGAAGAACAGTTAGTCTCCATCCTGTGGGTTTTGGAACTTTATTAAGATCGGTCTTTTTTTCTTCTTTTTTCTCAGCAGGATTAAGTCCCACTATCTTTTTTTCTTTGGGCATAATCAGCCCCGTTGTCGACGTCATCGTCTACCTCCCATTTGCGATAAAGATCCCTAACATCTGAATCGAGTTTGCGAAGAGAAGTGAGTTGCCCAACTAGGAATTGATATTTGTCCCAATTCTCTACGTTTCCATCAATAAGTACAGACTTTATGTCGTCTTGTCTAGTAGTTATTAATCGTAAAATTGCTGAATATATATTTGTTTGCACTATTTCGTAAGTTTCTTACTTTTTTCCCATGAGCGGAGTCCGGACATCCCGAGCAAAGCTGTGACAAGCGGGAATAAAGTTGACATGTCGAGCTCTGGAAGAGGGTTATGTTGAATGCTGAAAGCAGCTAAAATAAAAACGATAAATTGTTTTAACACAAATTCCCACAATATAGCTAACGCACAGGACATCCCGATGAGGGGTCTCCACGACCGCTGCATCATACCACCAATACCTGTAGCAGTAGACTTAGCATCAGCTAAGTTAATATCCATTTGTTTAGAATTAATTTCGTTTTCTAATTGTTGAAGTTTTATTTTTATTTGACCTTTTTCTTCCTCTGAAGTGTGGACACTGTCAATAACTTTACCGACAGTGTCTACTAAAGATCCGCCTAATAATTTAGATAACATTAATTAGATAATCTGAGCGGCTGCCCAACCGATAACTAGACCGATTACAAGCCATTTCTTTTTTGGGTGATCGTTCCAAAGTTTTTTAATCATATCCATTAGAATACTCCTTTGAATTTAGTACCACGAATCGCAGCACCTGTTCCTCTCATGCCTTGAGAGTTAGGTCCCTTTTGAGGGGGAACTGTTCGTGTGAGTCTTTTACCTTCAACTGACCCACCGTCTTTAGCTTTTAGTATAGGACCGCCTGGTCCACTGTCTTTAGGAGGAGCTGTTGGAAGAGGTACTTCTTTTGATTTTTTAGGTCTATGTATTTTCTTACGACGCTTCTCCATCAATTTCATAGTGTCTTCAATATTTTGAAGATTTTCTTCTTCTTTACGTTGCATCTCATCGTCTTGCTTTTTCTTTTCTTTTTTAGCTTGCTTCTTAGCTAGTTGTTGAACGGCCATTTAGAATACTCCTCTAAATCCTTTTCCTGTGACTGCAGCTCCTGTGCCACGAACCATTCCGCCGTTAGCTTTTTTAACAGGCTTCTTCATTCCTTTTGCCATCTTCATTTCAGATTTTGTAGCAGGACGTAATCCTATTTCAAGAACCATACCACCGTCTTTAGCTTTTTTAACTTTGCTTCTAGACTTAGCAGCTTTTCCAACACGAGTCATTTCACGTTCGCTAGCTCCCTTGCCATATACTGAATCTACTTCGGAATCAGTGGAGGGTGTTCTACCATTTTCTTTTACAAATTTTCTAAGTTTTTCCTTTATTAATCTTTGTGAAGGAGGAAGATTGGTTACATCTCCACCATCTTTCATATAGCCCATTTTGTTTCTGACTCCTGTAGGGAGTTTTGATAGACCCGGGTTTTTAGCCTTGTCTACTGGTTTTAAATTTTTTTTCATTAGTGTATTGTCCTATTTAATTGAGGTACAACCTCGTATCTATAATTAGATAATAACCTTAGCAAATCTTGAGTGTCTTTTAAACCTATTTCTTTGTTCATTGCCCACTGTCCTGAAGCTAAAAAAGCACTAGCAATGGCCAACGGATCAACACCTTGAGAGGTATATAGGCTGAACATAATCTTGAATTCATTAGTTAGAGATTCAACAGTTTGTTGATCAATGTCTTCCCAGGGACTATTTTTTTCTTTTTGTTTTTTTGCCATTCGATTTACCTGCCTTATCTAGTGCAATTGCAATTGCTTGTTTTTGAGGATAACCTTCTTTCCTCATCTTAGATATATTAGCACTTATTGACTTTTTTCCACTACCTTTTTTTAGTGGCATTGAGTCTTTCCATTTGAACAGCTGTTCTTTGATTTTGAATATCGTATTGTTGTTGAATCTTTTGTGCATCGAAAGATTTTTTATAGCTTAATCTTTCTTCATCTAATTTTCTTCCTGCTAAATCATCAGCAGCATCAAGATTGAGTTTTTGTTGTTCTAAATCTAACTCTCGTGCTTTGATCTCGACCAACGGATCTTGTCCTTGTTGACCAAACCCTATAGCTTCTTGTTCTTCTGCTACAGCTTCATCTATCTTTGCAGCTATCTTGACTGCTACTTGTTTTTCAATCTGTGCTTGGAACTGTTGTTGTAGCTCTGGTGGTACCTGTCCACCGAACTTCATCGCTTGTCTGTTTAACTCTGGAGTTATTTGTTCCATCACCTCGGCTCTAGCTTGTGCGGACATGTGCTCAACAATATGTGCTTGTAGAATTGTCATTACTTGAGGATTGTTTCTGACCAAATAGGAACTCATAAATGCTCTGTGTGCCTCGATGTGTGCTTCATGATCTTGTTCTGGAAAAACTACTAATGCTTGCATACGAAGGGATTGTGCATTCTCCATACCAGGATCAATCGGTGTTGGTTTTGCAGGAGGAGGTAATATTGCTTCTACCTGTTGTACTCCTAACGCCATATACATTCTTCGATACGCTTCGTAGAGATTATGAACTTGAGGATTGCTTTGTGCTAATTGTAATTGTGTTTGTGCCAACATAATTCGTTGACTCATAGAGAAGATGTTGGGATCAGATACAGGTTGTACGTCCACTCTGTCATCAAAGTCTGTTGCTTTAATCTGTCTGTTACCACCGGAGACATTGTAAGGATATTCAGGTGGTAGGGATGTTGCAAATAATTTTGCTAATAATTCAAATTCTTGTCTTTGT